TCTACCCAACGTAAAAACTGCTGTATCACCTCTAGCTTCAATTAAATCTTTGAAATTACGCATCTGGTTTATTCTCTCTAGCTTTTTTAATTCTTTCTATTTCTTGTTTTTTTAATTTCATTGCCATCTTTTTAGATATCTTATCTATCTTAGAACCATATTTTTTCATTATAAGTTGATCAATCTTAACTTTTTGTTGTAAAGACATTTCAGCATATGATGGATAAAATTTATCTCTAAATGATTGTATGGTTTTCTTTCTAGCAGCCATATGAAGTTTTGCTGGATTACGCATCTTAAGCAATGCTTTTTTCTTTTTAAATAAAAATGCTGGAGATTTTGCAAGTTTTGCCATACGGCGACCCATCTTCTTTCGAGTCTGCACCGACATAACTTCAAATAATTCTTTAAATGTTTTCATTTGTCCCATGCCTTTATTGCGGTAAAGTTATTATACGAGAACTCCATACGGTCTACGAGTTTAACTGCTCCACCACTTACTCTGTCAATAGCAACATATCCTTCTGGATTAGTCACTTTAAATCCATTTTTGGTCTTTACAAACGTATCTGTTAAACCTTTAACACTATTTAGTTTCTTTACTATCTGCATTTTACCATCAACTAATAAATTTTGAAAAGTAATAATCTCTTTTAGATTTCTTGTATGTTTTTTAACTTCTCGTACATATTCTTTTTGTTGATTTTTGTATTTCTCTTTACCAGCTGGAGATTTTACTTTATCTATCTGTTTCTTTATAGAATCAAAAACCCACTTCTCATAACCTTTTGCATGAGCGCCAGGATTACTAATTTTCTCTCCAGCACGAACCTTAGAGTTATTATATGTTTTAAGTGATGCACCAGCAAGTGTTCCTGTCATCTGACCTTGCAGTACTAGAAATGACCTTAACTTATTTGCATTAATCTTCTGAAAAGTTTTACCTACAGAAGATAGTGTATTTGTGATCTTTTCTGTCTCAGCTGCAGTAAAGGTAGATTTTCCAGACGTATCTTTGTATGTTGCATCATCCATCCATACACTAGAAGGTTTACTGAGTTTAGATATATCTGCACCAAATGATGCTTTCATTCCCTGTAGAGTAGTGCCTGAGTACGTAGTGTGCCATACAATACCTATCTTTGATGTATTGATTTTACGTCCAAAGTCACTATCTGTAGGAACTGCATATACGATGGTATTAGGTTGGAATGTATAATAACTTGTTCCATCAATAGTGTCTGTCTCTACATCATCAGTCCACATCAAGTCACCTTGAAGAACACCTTCAATACCTAACTTGGAAAATTCTTTGAGTGCAACTTTAAACTTAGAGTTAAGAGCTCCAGATAAATCATCATCAATCTCCTTGGCTGTTTTGTATAGTTTAGGGCTTACATTAAATACTGATTTCTTGGCAACAAAGAAGTCACCTGTCTCTGGTTCTACTCCAGCAAAGATTGCAGGAGCTCCGTCCCACTTAACTGTCATGTTTACAGAACTACGACTTGCACCAGACAACATATCTCGTAATGACCGTAGAAAGTTAAGAGCAGCACGACCACCTTCTACACCATAGTTGAGTATCTCATCTTCTAGATGTTCTAGGTGAAGGTTCTTGCCTCCCTTGTCTTCTGTGAGTTCTAAAAAACTAATCATTTTACCACTTTACAGTATTGTTAAAATTGATGTCTGGTTCTAAACCAAGAAATTCAGCAAAATTTAGAGCAGATGATACTAACCAATCTTTTATAGCATTGAAAGCTTTTATAACAACCTCCTTTACTTTATTAAAAATAGATTTTAGTTTGTCCATAAATCCTTCACTCATATATACCATATTTCCAGAATTAACTTCACGCATCAATTCTTCTGTTTGTGTTACAGCTGCTTTATATCCAAGTCCTACCACTGACCAAAATCTATAATATCCTGTTTTAGATTCTACACCATCTAAAGTTTTTTTCACAGAAGTAGATTTAAATTTAACATCTGGATTAACTTTGGGTAGAATTTTTCCAACATATGCATCAGTAGATTTTTTTACTTTATGATATTCAGCAGAACCATCAAAATCTACAACAAGAAAATGAGTCGCAGTCCCATCATTATCTTTAAATTTAACTTTCCCTGTCATTGCTTCAAAAACAAATTCTTTTGCAAATGGCACGTTACTTTTAAATAATGCTCTAAACTTTTCTTTCAATTCTAAATTAAAATTATCAGCAGATTTAAGAACTTTGTCTTTATCAAAAGTTCCTGCTTTTACTTGATCATCTTTACCACCTAATTCTGTGCCAACTGTTGATGGCATTAAATTTGCAATACCATCTTCACATTCTTTTGCTAGAGCATCTAATTGTTTTTGCATCCCCTTTACTTTTGATGCAGCAACCTCAAAAGTAGAACCAGACTCAGCAGGCCCACCACTCATTAATTGAGATGACCCTTTTTTTAATGATATTTTATTTCTATCAATAATGATATCTGTTTTAGGTGTGGTATTATCACCTTTCCATGTAGGTTTATTAACTGGTTGATTATCGACCATAGAACCACTATTACCAGAAAGGCCAGCGTTCTTTAAGATTTGTTTTCCCAAATCCTCTGGGGTCTTAAACCCAAACTTTTTGGAATAAGGTTTAATTTTTGTGAATTTCTTTTTCGCAGGGGGGATTCTGCCGCCAGCTACATGGACTAAAAGATATTCCATCTCTTTAGCAGCATCCGTAGCAGTTTCCATTAATGTTTGTATTCTATCTAAATGATTGACATGAGACTCTTGAACAGGTCTAACTTGTCTTACGTATCCTATTAAACTCATCGCTGTCTCCATTTTTGTATATGTGAGTATTTATAAGTTTAGGGTATTACCTTTTAATCTATTGTCAATGGATTTTTTAATTGAAAATGTATTCTTTTGCTGGATTTATTATTAGATTTGCTTTGATTAAAAAGTCTATGTTCATAAGAAGTGTAGATTTACCCGACCTATCATCTACTGTAAAAGGCAAATCTTTATATAAAACCCCACCAAATTCTAAATCAAGTTTAATCTTAGGCCTTAGTTCATTACCAGCACCTGTAATAGTTTCATAGTCTCCCAAATAACTTGTAGTTAGAGTTTTACCATTAAGATTAAGAGATAAAGTTTTACCACTAATATCATAAGAATCTGCATGAATAACAGAGTTAACTGCTGAATTTCCTGTATCCATTGTTCCTACTAATTCTCCTAGAGTCTTGTGTTTGAAATTTTCATGCCGACCACTAAGATTACCACTTTTTGTCCATAAACTACGATCCTTATACAAACTTAATATTTCAGAGGTAATACTAAATTTACCTCTTTCCTTTTTTAATGCTTTTTTGTATAATTTAGAATCAATTTGACCTTTTGAAAATGTTGATTCAATTCCCATTAATCCAGGCGTTGAATTGACCTCTATGAAAAGAGGTGAATCTTTTTCTCTATTTTTTGATGGTATAAAATCTACGCCAACAATATCACCATCAACTGACTTTGCAGCTCTTAATGATTCTTTTGCTTCCATCTCTGTAATTTCATGCACCTCTGGTTCTGAACCTTGAGAAACATTACTTCTGAAATCTCCATCAATTATAGGTCTTTTCATGGCACCTAAAATTTTATTACCAACTACAACAACCCTTACATCATAATCAGTCTTAATATATTCTTGTAAAATAATATCTACAAATTCATTTTCACGATAAAGTAATTGAACTATACCTACTAGTGCTTTAGAACTTTCTACCCACATAACACCAACACCCTGAGAACCGATAGATGTTTTTAAAATCATTGGATACTTGTTACCTAACTTTTTAGCTGCAAATATAGCACCTTCTACGTGTCTTATCAAAACTGTGTTAGGTGTTTTAATATTATTTCTTTGAAATATTATTTGATTGTACCATTTGTCATTACAAATTTCATTACACTTTGTAGAGTTGACAACTTTAAAACCATCGTGTTCTAAAATTTTAACCATAGTCCACCAAGATGCACAACCATTTTTTGCATTTAATCCTCTTACCATAATCAAAGTATTTTTTGAATTTATCTTAAATGGTTTATCATACTTTACATCATCTTTTTTCATATCAGGCATTTGAACGTGGCCACTTTTATCTACTGGATATGAATAAAAAAGTTTACCGTCATCAGTATCTTCCATATAAGCACCCATAAACTCAGCAAGATATACTACTATACCCAGTTTTTCTGCCTTATTACGAACCATTGGGGCTGTTTCATTTGGATCTAAAGGATCATCATGAGAAAGAATCAATAACTTATAAGGTTCATCCTTTTCCTCTGTGATGTAAGACTTGAATTGCTCCATTAAACTTCTTTCTTTTTACCGATATTATATTTTGTACTTAGTTCCCATTCACTCTTCTCTTTAAATGATAAAACTTTTATTTGACTTAGTGGAGCCACTGGTTCTGCAACACCTATAATATCTACTAAACCCCAATCCTTCAAAAGA